GGGGTTTACAGAACCAACCCAATCGCTATAATCGTCGCCCAACACGCCGGTATAGCTCAGTTGGTAGAGCAACTGACTTGTAATCAGTAGGTCCCGGGTTCGACTCCTGGTGCCGGCACCATATAAATCAAAGGCTTGCAGCGATGCAGGCCTTTGTTTTTTGCGTTGGACGTAATAACCGACGTAATAAGACCGCGTTCAGCTCGAGGATTCGTCTGTGCCAGGGATTGATGAGGCGTTGCGCGTTTTGGGGCTGGGCTGGATTAGCGGACTGCTCGGCATTGGCGGGCTTATATTCGGCTATGTCTCTTATGTCCGGTCCCGAAGACGTACGAAGATGGCCTACGTTCATCTAGGCGAGCATCTGCTGGGCAGCGCTGCAGACACATTGCCCCCACTGATAGACGTCCTATACGACGGAATCGCCATTCCTCGCCTGACGAAAACCCTAGTTATCATTTGGAATAATGGCGAGAACACCATCGATGGTGCGGACATTGTCCCTAAAGATCCGCTCCGCTTGCAGGTTGGAGCTGACGGAGAAATCCTGTCGGTTTCGTTGCTGAAAACAAGTCGCGCGGTAACCGACATTCATATTGCTTACGCAGAAAGCACAGCGGCTAATGAGGCACTGCTGAAGTTCGATTTTCTGGATGCCAACGATGGCGTGGTGGTGGAAATTCTTCATACCAGCACTGATCGGAAGCCGCGCATAAGCGGAACGCTGCGGGGTTTACCTAAAGGCTTCACCAACCTCGGTCAATTCACCCGGCCAAAGCCTCAGAAAAAGATCAGAAAAGATAGGATTTCAAAAGCAGCTTTTTCGATTGCCATGATCGGTGTTGCCGCGGCAGGTTTTTTGACTGCGATATACGACAGTCAGCTTCCTATTTCTGACATTCCGGCGCGTTTATCCTCTGGGTCCTCTGCGCTCGTCGGAGCGCTGGCGGGTTTTATCGGCATGTGGGCTCTCAACGCTTTCACATCCCGACGTCGGTACCCGAAGAGTCTCCATCTGGAGGCTCTTGAGTAGACAGCTTAAGCAAGTAGTCGAGAGACGATCAGTGACCCTTACTGACATTTCCCCCGATTTATCTTGAGCCACGGGGAAAAGGTAATTTTGGTAATTCGTTTTTTATTAAGAAGACAAAGCTTTCTAAATCAATGGGTTAGGCTAATGTCTTAAAGGTAATAATAGGGTAATTTTTTAGTAATCAGATTACCTTTTGCCCTAGTCAGATCCTTACCGTGTAAAAGCCTTTAAAATCAGGGACTTGCGAAAAAATTACCTTTTCAATTACCCCAAATTACCTTCTCTGGTAATCGCTCAAAGCCACGCTACACAAGGCTTACAGCTCCCTCTCGTAACCAAATTTCCAAAATTACCTTTTCCCCAGCCCTCTACTGGAAATGGCGATCTGATAGCCCCAAAAACAGATCCTCGAGACTCACCAGCATCATTTGTGGATATCGGGTCTGGCATGCTTACCAGGTCGTAATCGAGCGCAGACGTGTGAAAGCTCAGCCACCCACCCGGATCGGGCTACAGCGCTCGGCTGGCGGGCGTTGTGGCCGAACGGTCTGTGCCCGTTAGCATTGCTCTGTGCCGTCCAAAAAAGATTGATCGAAAATCGAAAAACGCCCGCAAACCCACGTTTTACACATTCGCGCCCAGCAAAACCGGGCCTCTCAGCTCTGCGCCATCTGCGACGGCCTAGAGCGCTCCAGTGCAACCGCACTGCATTTCTCTTCCAAAATTTGCAAACTGTGAAATTGCCGATTGCCTGCATAGCCCCATGGCCCGCTTGGGCTACAGATCTGTTTGCACTACATCCGCGTTTGCACAAAAAAAGGACGCAAAGCCCGTTGGCGGGAGGGGGATAAGTGCTTTTTCATGAGTTTTTTTCTTCACTCTCCTGTTTTTGCTAACGCCGTGACCTGATCCGCACTGACCAGCACTTCATCGGCCCGCTATAGCTTGACGGCGCTCCATAGATATACTGTTCATGCATACAGTCATCAGTGGTAGCGAGCGATGAGCGAAGAACATTCTGAAAGGTCGGTGGACCAAGCCACCGCTGTCGCCCTGTGGCACGCATTGCTGCGTGATGAAGCCGCTTTGTTAGAGCACCCGGGATCTCATCACAAAGCCCTGCTGACGCAGGCCTACGCCTTGCACCGGGATCAAGTGATCGACCGTGACGCTCTCAGCGATCTCCTGGAGCAAGCCGATGGGGCTCTGGCCTATGCGGTCGAAGCCCTTTTTGAGCGTCAGCTGGGCGAATAGGCGGGCTAGCGTATGCATATGTTGATTACCCCAATGAGGTGCCGAGGCGTTGCACTGACGCCCCAGGAGCGGCGACGCTATCCAGCGATAAAGGGCAATGTGATGGTGAACTCAGAGAACAATGCCGAGCTGGGCCGGAGTGCCAATGTGGCCCGTGTTGACGTGGGCATGCCTCTCGACCCAGATCCTTTACCACGATTGCTGGACGCAACGCTGGCGGGGATGGCTGTGACCGGTTTTGTCTTGAGCGGGATTGAATTCATCGATGGTTGCGCATATGCGCAATCTTGGTGGTGCAGGCTTGGGTGAGCGTGTGATATAGAGATTGAATATCAACCTACGACTTTCATTACCGACACAATAATTATTTTCCTGAAAAGGACATCACATGCTTCAGGCAAGCACCGGTAAACATTTCACACTCCCATGCAGGCATTCAAACTTACTTCGGGGCGTCCTATATACAAACATGAGCTTGTTTGGTGAAGATGGAGTAGAAACAGTATTTGGGAAATTCTATCCATCTTCGATGCGACGACACCCCAACGTCATTTCCTGCGAAATAGTTGAAAACATTGAGCATGCGGGCATTGGGCCGGGAGTATTACACTCGAATGGAATAGATATTTATTTAAGTGATTTTGCAGACGTCATATCGTTCTCCCTCAATATTATCTGCACCCCAGATGCAGACCTTGCAAGCAGGCTTTTAAGCGAACAATCGAGACCCGGCGCACCATCCCCGAAGAAACACCTAAAACGAGTTTATGAGAACTCGTTATATATTAAGCCCGAAGAACTCGAAGAACTTAAAATATTCACGTCAGACCTATTAGGGCTCCGAAGAAAAGAATATCTATTAGCGATCAAGGCAATTAGAACCTACGTTACAGCTCTACATCGACTGAGTGAGAACCTAGATCTTTCATACACGCTTCTAGTAATGTCGATCGAGGCACTAGTCCAGAGATTCAGTGCCTTTGAATCTAAATGGAGCGACATTGAAGACATTAAGAGAAAGCCGATAGAAAAAATATTAGAAGAAGTTGACCATGACATATCTGAAAGATTGAAAGCCGCGATTGTAAAAAACGAACATCTTGCGCTATCTAAGAAATTCAAACATTTCATACTTGCCAATCTACCGGCGAATTATTTCACAGATGATGCCTCATTATACTCTCAGCCAATCGGACGAAAAGACTTGGAGAGCGCGTTACAAAATCTGTACAAAACTCGTTCTAAATACGTGCATGAACTGAAAGCTTTGCCCAAAGAGTTCGGTAACTTTTCAGGCGAAGCTGAAACAGCTATTTTTGACGATGAAATCATACTGTCTTTCCAGGGTCTTACTCGCCTAGCAAGAGCCGTAATAAAGGAATTCATCTCGAAGCAAGAAAAGGTTCAACACGAGTCGTGTGATTACGATATAGAAAACCCCAATTTATCCCGAGTACAGTTCTGCCCATCTATGTGGATAAGTAACACCGAACAAGTAACCAAAGACAACTTTAGCGTTTTCTTTTCGGGCTTCATAGGATTAACCGACCAGTTGTACAGCGAAGCACCCAAAGGAAAACTGTATGATGTAAGAGGCGTAGTAGAGAAAGGCTACTCGATGAAAAGCCAATTATCTGCACAGCAGTTCCGATCAGTCCTAGCCCTATGCGTTATTTTCTCCAAACTTGCGAAACATGAACACATACCAAAAATTAATATTTCCGACAAAGAGTACAATTTAATAAATGGTCCGTCCGCTGAATCACTTATCGCCCATGCTGTTTTGGGGTACGATACCGAATGGAGCGTTGCTGAGCACGAGAAAGAATTTGAAAGCTATTACAAGAAACGCTTCAAAAAATCTGGATATCGGGTTTCGCACAAATTCGAGGCATGCTTAGGTTTAGCATTATCGGAAAGATATAGAGTATCCGGCGACCATGATCGTGCTGAAAAACAATTGCATAAAACCGCTGACGACTTTCCTTCTATTAAATTAATAAGAGAAATATCGCTAAGCTTTAACCCAGATACACCTTTGCGATGGCTCGAAATAGTTTACCCAAACATCATTTATAAACCGTCACAGGAAACTCTAGAGTGTAATGGGCTTTAACTTTGCTGAAAGCGCCAGGGCTCGAGCGGCTTTTTCCGTGAATACCGCCGCATCGGTCGGGCTCGGCGTTGGACCGGGTAAGTGAGTGTGTGCCGCCAGCTGTGTGTTCATCTGCTGCAGCAGGTCGAGCATGTCGCACACCACCTGAAAAAGGTTCACAGTTCCGGACCCGATCCAGTTCTTTGGCGCCTGCAGCTGCTGGCTGATGCCGGCCACGCTCTTGCGCAAGCCCTGGATCTGCTCCTGCATTTCGCCACCCACCGTGGCGTTGTGCTTCTGCCCCACCACCAGGTTCAGGTCGCGGCCGGTGGCTTGGTGCAGATCATCCACCGCCGCCAGACTCGCGGATCCGCCCGACAGCAGTTTGAGTGCGCCTAGCGCTTCGATCTTCTTGATGCCACCCACTGACTCGGTCGAATGGTCGTCCACCGTCCTGGTGTGATTCTGGAAGCTCTCGGTGTTGTCCAGGGCTTCGACTTCGCGCTCGATCGCCTTATCCTGGATCTTGCCATCCGTCTGGCGCAGCCAGTTGCCGTCGGCGTCGACGCGCTGTTGGCAGGCCTCACTGTGCTGCCACACCTGGTCGCCTTTCGGCACCCGGGGCAGGCTCAGACCGTGCGGCAGGATCTGCGTGATGAACGGCTTGCTCGGCAGCCCATAGGCGAAGCTGACCACCACTGTGGTGCCCTCCTCCGGAAAGCCGAACATGCCGGCCTCTTGTCCACCCATCGGCGCCGGCAACGGCAGGCTGGTAAGGATCGGCAGATCCGGATCCGGCTCGCCGTCTGGGGTCAGCACTTCGACGTCGACGCCAAATCGCGGCCGGAAATCGTCGCACAACCCGGGCGCCGCCGGCGCATCCGGAACCGCGACCACGCGGCCAAAGCGTGGCAAGTGATAACCGCCGCTCAGTTCGGGAAATTGGCGCGCTACGCTGCGCTTGATTGCGTCGTCCATTTGATCGCCATTTGATTGCCGGCAAGGGTCACGCTGGTGATCCGCTCGCCCTGGTTGATGGTTGCACCTGGTCGAAGCCCTGGAAGGGGCGCGATCATGGCGCTCTGATTGCCCTGGTAACCGTCGAACAGTTCGACGGGCAGTTGCAGCGCAGGGCGGGTACCGAAAAAGCTGTCGGCCCAACTGCCCACGAACACCTCGCCGTCGCCCTGCTGCTGCCAGATAAAGTCGGGGATGCTGAACACGCTGGCCAGGCTGTCCATGGCAAGGTAGCCCGCTGCCAGGCTGTAGAAGAACGGCGCCTTGACCTTGGCATAGGCCTTGTCCGGGATCCGGAACCCCAACCCGGTCTTGTCGCTAATCTCGCCCAGCACGGCTTGCAGGTCGACGTGCCGCAAGTTCAGCGGCAAGGGGTTGGCAAGAATCGAAGCCAGTTCGCGGCAGGCGACCAGTTGCTGGGTGCTGTTGGCAGCGGTCGACCGTTCAACGTAGCCAAGGAAGTGGCGCTGCAGCGTGCGCTCGTTGTAGCCGATATCCAGCGTCACCAGCCCTTTCAGGGATTCGCCAGCCTGCACCGTGAATGTCGCCCGGCCAGGGCTTTTGATGTCCAGGCGCACTTCGTCCTTGATCAGCGGGTAGACCTGGCCGGCGATCGTCAAAACCTTATGCAGCTTCATGTTTTGGGCGCCAGGTAGTCGTCCAACTTCTTGAGGGTCTTTTCAAAGCCGCTCAACTCCTGGCCGCTGCCGGATTCGCCGGCTGCACCTGATCCACCCACCGCTTGGCCCGGGGCAGACTGCGAGCTGACGCCATTCGCTGCCCGCCGCTGCTCGACCTTCTCGGGGTTCGAGGCCTTTTCCGACAGCGTGAACTGGACCAACCAAGCGGCCAACGTGTCGTCTTCCCGGGCGCTGACACCGTCCGAAAACTGCACCTCGCGGATGCCAAACGCTGCGGCGGTATCGTTGACGATTCGGTACATTTTCAGCTGGCCACCGCCGGCCGTGGCCTCAGCCAGGCGCATGATCGTGCGCAGCTGTACCAGGTCGACAAAGGGGATCATCAGCGTGACCGCCAAGGTTTTCGGCTTGAAGCCTTTGTGCGCGGTCTCGGTGGTGGTGGTCTGCCCAGACAAGTCGTCGCTCTCGATCCGCAGGTTGGCAGTGATTTTC